ATGAAAGCAGCGGATGTAAAGCTGCTCCAACGTATTGCAGGCATCGATAAAGCTAGGCCGGATTTTGAATTTCCATGCTGGACGTGATGCACCTGCACCGGAGCGGATACGGGCTGCTCGTCGTAGGTCACTGATGGCAATGGCGCGCTCGCTCCAGGAGCGGAGGATATAGGCAGGATGGAGGGTTGGGACAACTGGGATGCCCATATACTCCAAGGTGGACCCACGCCATTTAGAGATTCCCCATCGACCTGTGAGGGCCCATAGAGGAATGTTCCCAAGAGCGATAATGACTTTCGGCTGGACCAGGGATATTTCGTTTTTAAGTAGGTTGTAGCCTTCGGATATTTCGCGTGTGACATATTTGTCTTTCAACGGCGTGTGGGCGGGAGTGATCGCTTTTTTCGACTGGGCGATGTAGGCGCTGATGTCGTTGCCGGGCGGGCGCTCCCGCGCGACGTTCGTAACGAAGCATTCCGACCGCGATAAACCGGCCTCTCCCAGCATCCGGTTGAGTTCGAGACCAGAGGCTCCCACGAATGGAATACCCCGCGATTCTTCTTCCGCACCTGGAGCCTCCCCGACTATCATAACCCGAGCGTTAGGTGGGCCATCCGGCCCGACAATTCTAGACATTTTAACCCCCCGGTTAAAAGTGACTTAACAATCTAACCCAGTTACAAACCGAACTTTATTCTCCTCCCATTCCCCACACCAGTCGTCCCAGTCAACACTTGGATATTCCCAGATATTACCTGAAGCCGACCGGGCGTTTGCCTGCGGCGGGTGCCGGTGGCAGTGCTGCTGCTGATAAAACATGCAGTTCCGGCAGCGGAAGTTCTTGTCTCGCCAGAGAATACTGTCGCTCATTTCAATTCTCCCAGCCGCTTCACCGCTATCCCATAAGCGCTAGGGTCAAGTTCAACACCAGTAGCAATACACTTAAGAGCGTGACACGCAGGGAAAATGGTCCCCGAACCAGCAAATGGATCAAGGACTCTATCGCCAGGCCGGATGCTGCGCCCAAGTAGATCCCGGTAAAGAGCCTCCGGTTTCTGCGCATGGTGGTTAAGATTCGTGTCGGAAGGGTAGGTGAGGACATCACTATATAACCTCGTTACAGGCTTCGATCCCTTGACTGCATAGAGGATGGATTGCCATTTTCGCTGCGGACCCATTTCAGGCCAAGGTGCGCGCATGCCGGTAGGGTTGACCCAGATAAGAGGCGTGCGGAAAACTTTCCACCCTGCTCCTGAAGCATAAATCTTAAGCTGCGCGAAGTTGTCGATGTCACAGAACACATAAGCATGTGCTTGTTCTCGACAGACGCGAAATGCACTTTCGAAAAAAGCACCCATGAGTCGGGACCAATTCTCAAAACTGTCGTCGTAGAAGTGACTGCCTGGAGTTTTCCCACCGGAATCGCCAAAATCTTGTGCCTCCATGCCATATGGAGGGTCGGTGAGTACAACGTCAAACTTGTCAGTGCACGAAGCCAGCCACTCGATGCAGTCGGCTTGGTGTATCTTATGCATACCAGCATGAAAAGTCCTCCCGACTTCGATTCCGAGTTGCGCCGATTTCGCTAAGGATTCTTTCCGCGCGACAATCTTGAAAGCCTCTTTAAGTGACGTCGCCTTCGCAACATCCGGGTCCTCGAGGTATCGACTGACAACGAGTTGATCTCGGACGGAAGTAGCGAACTCGCCGTCGGATCTTCCAGTGATCTCGAGCGCAATGCTTGCGTGGGTGGGTTGGGGGGTACCAGATCGCTCCGCTTGCCGTCGGCGGAGGTCGACCAGCTTGCTAACGGCTGTAGCCCGTTCCTGCCATGTAAGGTCAGTTCGGCGGATGTTCTCATCCAGCTCGACTTCGAACGCGTCAATCGGGTCAAGCTCACCGAGATATAAACAGGGTACGAGCCCGTCTGGAATTTCCTGAGTTCCGCATCGGACGGTCTGACCAGTTTGCCAAAGGATGTCGATAGCTTTAAGTCGACGTTCCCCTGCGACAAGTGTTTGGCGGCCTTCCGCATCACGCCGGATAACCACTGGGTGAATAAGTCCGTTTCGGGCGATGGAATCGCTGAGCTCGACAATTTTTTCGTCATCGAATTCGCTCCGCTGGCGGGTGGGCTCAATGTGTAAGTCATCTATGTTGACAAGGGTAAGATTCATCCTTCCATTTCCTTTCGAACGCGATCGAATTCCTTACCTTCGGGATCAGCCATTATTGCCAGCCAGCAAGCAAACTCAACGGCTTCAGCCTTAGTTAGTCGACGTGGCGGATTAAGAATTACTATATCGTCGGCAAGTAGGCCGACTATCCACTTGTTAAACATGAGCTTCCCCTTGAGAAAATAGAGGGGTGGCAGTCCCCCTCCAAACGGACTAACCCTTAAACGCCGCGACTCCGGCGATTTCCTCCTGCTGTTCTTGTGAGTTCGGGTTGATGCCGTACTTGATTTTCACAAGTAACTGGCGACCCTGCATCATTCGCGGAGCGAAGGGCTGACCAGGGGCGTTCATCGCGAGAGCCTCCCGGTACGTACGGAGCTTGGAGTTCCGCCCGGCCGACTGGTCGAGCCCACCCGACGGGGTGGTGTCCAGCCCGATGAAGTCGAACAGGACCACCTTGTCCTGGCCAACGATCGCGCGGGCTGAGGGATTTGTCGTCAAGTCCACGTCCAGCCGGACATTGAGGGCCGTCCAGGCCTTGGTCGGGTCCTTCCGCTGCATGCCGGACTGGGCCTTCATTTCTCCGACAGTCGCTACGTAATCGCCAATTGGTAACAGTGGTCGCTTCGTAAATGCTTCGGTTGTAACTGCGTCAAGGAATATGCTGGGGTCAAAAGATGAATCGTTCATGAGATTCGTAACTCCGGTTTGGTTAAGGATACATCGACATCAAAGGTGAATCACGCCTGCATTCTGCATCAGGACGATGATGCAGAGGAGTATCACTGGTATCCACAGCGGGCATTTGCCCAGCGCGGCAACAATGGTACAGATAAAGGCGACGATTGCGAGTAGTGCGAGAACGGTCATACTTTTCCTCCTCTGGATTTCCATTTCTCAATGATCTGCCCAAACCCAGGGACGATATTATCCGCGAGTGGCAGGTTTCGGCTCTTCAGATCAGCGAGCGGGTTCGCTGTTGACCATGTGAAGGCGGCGCCGTTGCGCTGAGTTAGAATAACGTCGCTGAACATCGGCGGTAACTTCGGCGCTAAAGCTCTCCCAAGCGTCGCAACAGTGATTTTAACTCCTCCAAATACTTGGTCAAGCTCTCGCTCGACATGCGAAGTGAGGATGAAGTGGCATCGACATCCGTCGCATAACTGTCTAACCAGCTTCTCAATTTGATCCTGTGCGATTCCCCAGTCGGCTTGTGACTTGACGGGCTTTCCACCGACAACGAGCGAGAGAGCAATTGGATTAATGCCTGTAAGGCTGTCAATTGCAAGAGCACGGCTTGGTCCCCAGCTATCAACGCTTCCAAATCTTTGACCCGTTCGATCGTCTGGGAAATCAGCCAGCGCTCGGAGGAGTCCAACGAACTGATTGTGCTTTGATCGATTTGGGTCGGACATCTTGTGGAGGGCTTCTTGAGCATACTCGTTAATCGTTTGAGCGCTTTGAGCGAGTTGGGTGAACGAGCCAGGCGCCCGCGCGAGGACGTGCCAGTGGACATTTTTAGGTATCTCCTGTTTTCGGTCGGTCCAGTAGCCCAGAAAGGACTCCAGACCGGATTCAGTAAAAAGTACGAACGTTTCCACTCCTGTCTCAGCGAGGGAACCAAGTATGTGTGTTTTGCCTGTACCCGTCGGGCCTTCGAGGAGGACATTTACGCCTGCGAGGGTGGATTGAGGGGGGCTGACTGTTGGGATTGGAGTGACTGCGGTATCCATATCGTTTCGTATTCCTTCATAAGTTCGAGAAATTGGTTCATCGTTTCGCCGGCTTCGCGGACGATTTCGCACTCAAGGGCAGATTGGAAATTGTCTAGCTCGATGTCAAGCGACATATCTCCCCAAGGAATTCCTTGGGTGTGCATTGCCTTCCATGTTGCGATGACCTGAAGTAGCTTAGTCATCGCCGGAATGGACAGGCAGAGCCGGACATCGCCGAATTGACTGTAGATCATTTCCGAATGAAGCCGTATATAATCAGTACGCCAAGTACGACGATGAAGAACCACTGCCCGTTAGAGAGTTCCATGCGGCGTACTCCTGATATAGTTGGTTGACTAGGTTTGAACGCCAGTGACGGCCACGATCCGTCCATCGCCGACCAGTAACAGGCTGGCGGTAGTATTCAATATACCCGCGGGAGCGAATCCACATTCTGAGATTCCAAATAAGCCTCCATTCGTCGGGCCTTGTATAGTATTCTCCGTCGACCATGTCTTCCCAGCTCATACCTTTATCTCCGTCCGCAGGAGCGGATTCCAAATCCGCTTCTCAAACCCCGTTGACAGCCATGGTTCCTCGTCCTGGGACTGGCACGCCAGTCGGAACCCACACCCGCCGTAGTCGGCGCAGGAATGATCGAGGTTATAGCGCCAGCGCCCAGTCTCCCACGCGATCAGAATATCCCTCACCCACTCCAGCGTCTCTTCATACCACCGGGCAATCTGCCACTCCGGGCGGTAGGTTATCGCTTGGGTCGTGTCGAATCCGGTTTTTCTGATAGCCACCCCTCGTACAATTGCGCCGTCAACTTTAACTCCCCCGCGCTCGCACCCCCAGGCATAACCCGTAAACTGAGCTCGGAGATCCCACTGACGACTCCACGTAGCTCCCAACTGAGTGGTGGTCTTTTCGTCGCAGATGAGCGTATTTCCAGCATAGTGGATAATCGCATCCATTCTGCCAGTGTATAGAATGGGATTCCCCGTGAGTGGATTATTAAGGGGCAAGGGTTCGGCAAAGGAATATTCAATGCCTCGCTTGCCGCCGGGAAGGAGGACGGGGTAGGCGTCGTCGTGGTTGAGCGCGTAGTTCTGAAAATAGTATTCAAACGCTCCCGCCATGCGCTCGGCTGATTTCGCGGAGTCCGCCGGGCACTGGTAATCACCGTAATGAGCAAGTAACGCCCGGAGGCCCAAGGCAATGGAATTTTCACTGGTCAGGTTCTCCTCATAGAATGCTCGGCGGGTGACTTCAAGGCCGCGGGCGAAGGCAGCGCCCGCATGTAAATGGACACTGAGTTCTTTCGGCTTGTAGTTGAGGATGTATTCTTTGTAGAATTTCTGGGGGCAGCTCTTAAACGTCGATAGCATCGAGCTGTCGAGAATGTCAGGGAAATAATCTGGTGGCTTCACCATGGTGGGCTTCCTTAAGTGGCGAAAAAGAGAGGGCCGAGGGCGCCCTCCCAGGGGGTCAACGGTCAGCTTCGATTAGTCGAGCGGTCCGCCGGCTGCAGCGATCGCACGGTCGTACAGAGCGAGGATGTCCTCGGGACCAGACGCGATGTGGTCGTTGTAGTAAGCGACCATACCGTAGCCCGAGGCGTCTCTGCAACTGGGCATCGATGGCAGCGCCTCCATTAAGCGCGTGGCGGCTTCCATCTGATGGTCATTTGGCACACGGACGGCGTCCATATCACCGAAACCCAGTGCTCCCAACGCACAGTGGGAAATCCGCTCCCCATTCTGGATCGCGAACATCGCCCCGCGGAGCCAGCCCTTCTCAATCAACGCCCGACCCTGCTGCAGCAACGCCAGCGCCGGAAGGTTCCGCTCAATCGCTTCCTTCAACGTCGTGAGGCCCCTGGCCATCGGGCGGGGGGAAGCCGACTGCCATTCGGGCTTGGCGGTGGGGTTTGGAGCATCCCATCCCTTCCAAAAAGACGACACAGGCGGCTCTTCAGGCGTTGTGTAAAAGAACTCTTGGAACGTCACTGCCTTCTTATCGAATGAGAGAACACTCACTTGGACTTCTCCTTACTCTGGCGGACGCGGTGGAGGGTTTCCAACGCTTTGATCCGCCGCACATGGGTGGATTCCTCAACTTCATTCCGAGCCCGAAGGTAATAAGGCGTTTTGCCCTTCCCCAACGGGGAGTCAAATACTGAGCGCGAGCGCTTCATTCAGTCGAATCGGGCTGCTGGTTCCATTCCGACCAGTCGACCATCAGCCGGTCGGCAAAAAAGCAAACCCCACACAGACCTGTGTTGCGCACGCCGACGAGCTCTTCGCCGATGCTGACTACTGGCGACGTTCCGCACCGGCAGCACTCAAGGTCGAATATGGGGGTGTAGATCAATTTGGCCAGACTTTCAAAATAGTCTCTGCTAGATCCTTGCTGATTCTGCGTTCAATTTCGTACTGAACATCGTGGGCAGCCGCACGACCTTGGTCATACGGTAGAGTCAAATGAGAGTCTCTGCCCAGACCGCCGGATAAGTTTAACTCGATCAGACCAATGTTCTGTCTGGCTTTGACATGCGCCAATATGCCATACATAGCTTCTATCGATCGCATAGCGATCATGCGGTCTTCGTCGCTCATGAGTTCTCGAAATCACTCAGCAGGTCGTCGGCGCTCCGCGCAGGACGGGTGCTGGATGACTTGCCCTTCGCCGGTCGGGAGGCAACAGCGGCTTTCTCGCGATCAGCGCGCAAGTACTGAACCGCCTCGCGCATTTCATCCAGGGTAATTGTGTTATCCATAATCTTCGATCGCCACAGGGCGACCTTTTGCATGAGTTCAGGGGAGACACCAGTCATGATTCAATCCTCATCGTAAGGGTCTTCTAATCGACGCTTGAGTTCGTCGGTGAGTTCATCAGCTGTGAAATCACGGATGGAAACTTTCTGCGCTACACCGAACAGCGTTCGCTTGATCTTTGGGTACTCAGCAAACTTACGCTCCA